AGAAAAGAAGAAAGACGAAAAAGGGGCAACCATCATCAATAAGGTGGAGGAGTTTTACGTTTATACTGACAACAATCAGTCAAAGGGTAACGAAGCGTACAGCACACCCTCTGGAACTGTTGAGGGCATCAAAGTAGCACCAGACTCAATCTGTTTTGTTCCGTCTGGTCTATATGATGCCACCAAGAGTAGAGTGTTTGGTTACTTGCAGAAGGCAATCAAACCATTAAACCAACTTCGAATGATAGAAGATGCGGTCGTTATCTACCGAATCTCACGGGCCCCCGAACGGCGTATTTTCTACATCGATGTTGGTGCTTTACCTAAGAACAAAGCAGAGCAGTATCTCAAAGATATCATGAACCGTTATAGAAATAAATTGGTTTATGATGCAAGCACGGGTGAGATTCGAGATGACAGAAAGCACATGTCCATGCTCGAAGATTACTGGTTACCCAGAAGAGACGGTGGAAGAGGAACCGAGATTAGCACCTTAGATGGTGGTCAAAATCTTGGCGAAATGGAAGACGTTGAATACTTTAAGAGTAAACTATACAGATCACTGAATATTCCAATTAGCAGACTGGAATCCGAAAATGGGTTCAACATGGGACGCTCGTCGGAAATCACAAGAGATGAACTTAAGTTTTTCAAGTTTATCGAAAGACTTCGACACAAGTTCTCTGAGTTGTTCATGCAACTTATGAGGACTCAATGTATCCTCAAGGGGATCATGACCGAGGATGACTGGGCAGAGATTCATCAAGATATCGCAATTGACTTCACAAGAGACTCATATTTCACAGAGTTGAAAGAGAATGAGATCCTCAAGGAGAGAATGGATATCCTAAGAGACGCTGCCGACTATATAGGCAAGTACTATTCTATTGGGTATATTCGACGTAATGTTCTCAGACAAACTGAGGACGAGATTAAGGAACTCGATAAAGAAATTAAGGCCGAGAAAGACGCTGGTCTACACGGCGACGAACAGGAGGATGGATTCTAATGGCATCATATAACGACATCTTTTATCATGCACTAAATGGTAACCAAGACGAACTTAAGAGTGCCGTTGATACCGCTCTCGTCGCCAAAATTAGGGACAAGTTAGTCAACAAAACTCTTGATGTCTCTTCAACTATTCTTCAAGATAGAGAAGAAAATGGCATTAATTCGGAGCAGGAAGAATAGATTTACTAAATACAGTAAAGGGGAATAAAATGACAACAGCAAGAGACATTATTGACGCACTCATTACCGGAGATCTCAACTCTGCAAAATCTTTGACTTCATCTATTTTGGATGAAAAGATTGGAGAGGTTCTAGAGTTAGAAAAGGTCGAAGTAACTGAGAAAACATACAATAAGAAAGAAGAAAAACTAGATCCTGTCGATAAGAGCGAACTTAAGGGTAAGCACGCAGATCGTAAGGACAAGGACATTGACAACGATGGAGATGTTGATTCTTCCGATAAGTACCTTCACAAGAGAAGAAAGGCAGTATCAAAAGCAATAAAGAATGATGAGGGAACAGATGCTGATATTGCCAGTCTTGCTCTCGACATTGCTAAGATGCAAGACCGCAAGAAGGATCTTGAAATGAAGAAAAAGAGAGAACCCAGTAGAAGAGAGGGATGACCATGTTTCTAATCACAGAACAAACACACGACTTACAACTAATCTGTGAAAAGAATGATGCAGGCAAAAAGACCTACTTCATTGAGGGTGTCTTTATGCAAGCAGAAAAGAAAAATCGTAATGGTCGAATGTATCCGAAAGAGACCCTAATGAAAGAGGTCAATCGGTACAACAAAGAATTTGTCGAGTCGAATAGAGCAATGGGTGAACTTGGACACCCAGACGGCCCAACCGTTAACCTAGAAAGAGTCTCCCACCTGATCAAAGAATTGAGACAGGACGGAGACGATGTTATTGGTAAGGCAAAAATTATGGACACCCCGATGGGTAACATCGTAACTAACCTCATGAATGAGGGCGCACAATTAGGTGTATCCTCCAGAGGTATGGGTAGTCTAAAACAAGAAAAAGGCGTTAATGTAGTTCAACCTGACTTCATGCTTTCCGCAGTTGATATCGTCGCTGATCCATCTGCTCCCGATGCTTTTGTTAACGGCATCATGGAAGGTAAACAATGGGCATGGGAGAACGGTTTACTTAAAGAAATGGATGTTAACAAAATCTGTCAAGGAATCAGAAGGGCGTCTAGGTCAGAACTTGAAGAAGAGAAGATGAAGGCCTGGGCATATTTTGTGTCCAAATTATGATTTTTTATAAATACAAGGTCTAGATACCAATCAAAAGGAGAACATCGATGGAGTTCAAAAACCCAATTGAAACTGCAAGAGAGATCTTAGAGAGAACAATCTCCGAAGACTCTGTTACCGACACTGAGGATTGTGTCGAGTGCAATGAAGAAGTAGAAGAAGAAGTTCTTGAGTCTACCGAGACCGAAGAGGTTGAGGAAGATGTCGAAGAGGCCTATCATTCCGAACGCATGAAGAAAGAGCGTGTTCATGGCATGAAGAAAGAACGCATGAAGAAGGAAGAAGAGGATGACGACGAAGACGAGGATGAAGTGGACGAGGCAATGAAGATGCCTATGAAGGCCATGAAGAATCACGACAAGGACATGAAAGAATACGGCAAGATGATGAAACCTTCAGAGATGAAGAAGATGAAAGACAAGGAAGACATGGAAGAGCAGGACGAACTCAAACCCAAGGGTAAGATGAAGGCCATGCTTGATGTCGATGATAACCAAGACGCAGAAGGTAAGAAAGCAACTGACGCACCCAAGGCAGGAGCAAAGGGTAAAGTTGAAATGCCCAAGAAGATGAAAGAGCATGTCGATGCACTCTTTAATGGTGAAGAACTCACCGAAGAGTTCAAGGATAAGGCAATCACCATTTTCGAAGCAGCAGTTGGTGAGAGAGTCTCTGCTATCGAGGAAGACCTTGTTGAACAGTACCAAGAACGACTCGAAGAAGGCGTAAATGGTGTCAAGGAGGAACTAACTGAGAAGTTAGACGATTACCTCGGATACGTTGTCGAAGAGTGGTTAAAGGAAAATGAAGTTGCCATTGAAAACGGTCTCAAGAATGAGATTGCAGAAAACTTCATCACCGGACTCAAGGGTCTATTTGAATCTTGCTATATCGATGTGCCTGACGAGAAGTACAATGTTCTCGGAGACCTCGATGATAAGGTTAAGTCTCTTGAAGAAAACCTAAACGCAGAGATGGCAAAGACCATCGAACTTCGAAAAGAACTCCTCGAAGCAAACTGCACCAAGGTTTTTAACAATGTCACTGATGGTTTAGTTGACACTGAAGTTGAAAAGTTAAGATCACTCTCCGAGGGTCTTGAATTTGATACTCCTGAGCAGTACGAAGAGAAGTTAAATGTTCTCAAGGAGAACTACTTTGGAACAGGTTCCACTCTCGTAGAGTCAACCGAAGAACCCATTGTAAATGATGCTGAAGAAGCACCCACAGGGGCAATGGGAATGTACGTTCAATCGCTTACTAAGACTTTAAAGAAGTAAATCTCAAAAGTAGAGATTTTATAAATAAGGGTGTTTACTGTAAAAGGTATTTAAAGGAGAAAACAAATGGACACCAATAATCCAACAGCAGATGTCCTCGCAGAGAAGTGGTCGCCGGTTCTTGAACACAGCGATTTACCCGCAATCGAGGACTCGTATAAGAGAAACGTAACCGCCATTCTGCTTGAGAACCAAGAGAAGGCACTCATGGAAGCATCGCCCGCCAACGCCGTAGGTGATGGTCTCGGTCTTGCTACCGCAAACAACAACGGTAACATGCAGGGTTATGACCCCATTCTCATCTCGCTCGTTCGTCGAGCAATGCCCAACCTAATGGCATATGATGTTTGTGGTGTTCAACCCATGTCAGGCCCCACTGGTCTTATCTTCGCAATGAAGAGTAGATACAAGGAACAGGGCGGAACTGAAGCACTCTTCACCGAAGCACACACTGGTTTCGCCGGTGGTTCAGGTGACCAGGCCGCATCAGCAACATTCAACGCTTCTGTTGGCCCTGGCGCAAGAACTGGTGACCCACTATTCGGTGGTTACACCGCTGGAACTGGTGGTACTGCTGATCCTTATCGCGCCTCGCCTGGTCTAACCAGAACTATGGCAGAAGGACTCGGTGGTGCTGGTGGTGCATTCAACCAGATGGCATTCAGCATCGAGCGAACCTCGGTTGAAGCAAAGACTCGTGCCCTCAAGGCAGAGTACACCACTGAACTCGCACAGGATCTCCGTGCTGTTCATGGTCTTGATGCAGAGACTGAACTCGCTAACATTCTCAGCACTGAAATTCTTTCTGAGATTAACCGCGAAGTCATCCGTAGCATCTACGTTGGCGCTAAACTAGGTTGCCAGCAGGTTGATCTACACTCCAACCAGACTGGTGTCACTGGTCTCTCCGGTACACAGGCCGTCCAGACAGGTGGTATCTACGACCTTGCTAAGGACTCTGATGGTCGATGGAGTGCAGAACGCTTCCGTGGACTTATGTTCCAGATCGAGCGTGAAGCAAACATCATCGCTAAGGAAACTCGTCGCGGTAAGGGTAACTTCATCATCTGCTCGTCAGATGTTGCTTCCGCCCTCGCCATGTCAGGGTTCCTCAACATCTCACCCGCACTTGCCACCAACCTTGAGGTTGATGACACTGGTAACACCTTCGCAGGTGTTCTCAACGGTAAGATGAGAGTTTACATCGATCCTTACTCCGGTCCTGGTATCGCAGCAGCAGCGAGAGATTACGTCTGTGTTGGTTACAAGGGTACTTCACCTTACGACGCTGGTATGTTCTACTGCCCATACGTTCCACTCCAGATGGTTCGTGCAGTTGGTGAGAACACCTTCCAGCCGAAGATCGGATTCAAGACTCGTTACGGTATGGTAAACAACCCGTTCGTTTCGCTGAAGTCCGGTGCGAACTCCGATCCGCTTCAGTCGAGTCGTGTCAACCAGTATTACCGAATCTTCCGCGTGGACAATCTCCACGGTGTAGATCCCGCATAATACTGATAAACAGTAAACGACCCAAAGTCAAGGGGGTGTCTTCGGACACCCCCTTTTCTATTATACATATAGTACAACGGAGGATTTTTCATGGCAGGAAAGAAAGTAAACAGATATGGTATCTCTGGACTAGGAAATGCCAGACAGTCTGCTCTAGATAATCAACCAGATACAGTCAATTACCTTTTACCTGACAGTTTTAGATTTCACATGCAGAGAATACCAAAGATGAACTACTTTGTTCAATCTATGAATATTCCGGCACTAGAATATAGCGTGGTTACTCAACCCACAACTCTTGTTGATATCAAGCATCCAGGCAACTCATTTACCTTTCCAAACTTCCAGATCTCTTTTATCTTAGATGAGGATATGGAGACCTTCATGGAAATTTTCAACTGGATGAAAACCCTAGTTGCCATCGAGGCGTTTGATCCAGTAGAAGTCGGGCCAGATAACTTCTGTGATGCAACTGTTCATATTCTAAACAGTGCCAAGAATCCCAACTTCGTGGTGAACTTTAAGCAGTGTTTCCCCGTGTCTTTATCGGGTATTGACTTTAACTCGGCAATCAGTGAACCAGAACCAATGATCGTTACTGTTGACTTTGCTTATACGGCGTATGATATAGAAAATATTTGACATCTGAACTCTTTGTGATATAATTTGTACATGGAACTATCTGAAATTAGAAAACTTGTAAAAGAAGACGCTGTTATTGACGATGCCGAACTTGATGTTGAATCAATCAAGATCCCGCAGTTGCATAACAAGTACCTTAACATCTTCCATGATGAGAAGTTGATCCTACTCAAGACTGAGGCAGAATATAAGTCCATGCTCAGAGTGAGGTGGGAATACTACTCTGGTAAAATGTCCAAAGAAGAGTTGGAAGACTATGGGTGGGAACCATTTGACCTTAAGATCCTGAAACCAGATCTTGGTATCTATCTAGATTCCGATCCCATGCTAGTTAAACTTAAGAACAAAGTGTCCTACCAAAAAGAAAAAATTGAGTATCTTGAGTCTGTGCTTAAGTCGCTGAATAATAGAAACTGGATAATTAGAAATGCAATCGAGTGGCGAAAATTTACAAGTGGACAATGATTACCAACCATCTCTTGATGCGATGAATCATGTATACCTCACTAAGGCATATGTTTATGCACGACAAGAGAGTGAGGACTCTACCACACAGAATGGTGCATTGTTGGTTCATCCAGTTCATGGCCCAGTTGTAGGAGCAGCGAACACCTTTCCAGAAAACGTAGAGTTGACTCCAGACCGACTGGAAAGACCAACAAAGTATGACTATATGGTCTGTGCGGAAAGAAATGTAATTTATAAAGCAGCATCCCGAGGTGTCAATACTTCTAATATGCATTTGTATTGTCCGTTTATCTCATGCCCAGAGTGTGCAAAGGCAATAGTTGCCTCTGGTATTAAAAAAGTGGTGGGACATAAAACCATCATGGATAGGTTACCAGAGCGTTGGAAAGAAAAGTGCAGAACTGGTATCAGCATCCTTAACGAAGCAGGCGTTTATGTGTTGCTTTGGGACGGCAAGGTGTTTAGTGAAAAGGAAAATTTCGAAATCCTTTTCGACGGCAAACCTTTCCGTCCCTGATATAAATATTTACATGAGTGATATTGTTGTAAAACATCTAGATTCTGTAGATATTAAAGTGGAGTGTGATCGAAGCATTGCCAAGGAGTTGTCCGACTTCTTTACATTCAAGGTTCCCGGTCATCAATATATGCCTGCATATCGAAATAAGATATGGGATGGGCAGATAAAACTATACAACATCTATAAGCAATCTCTCTACGCAGGTCTAATTGGATATGTGCAGAAGTTTGCTATCGATAGAAAATACACAATACAACTTCCTGATGAGGACAAAAAGAAGTGGATCACAGAGGATCATATGAGAAAGTTCATCAATGATTACCTCAAACCACATGCATCAGGCACTATAATTCAGGCACATGATCACCAAGTCTTAGCGGCAACTCATGCGGTGAACCGTGACAGGTGCTTGTTACTTTCTCCTACGGGTTCTGGTAAGAGTCTAATGATCTACGCACTTATCAGATACTACTTGGACAGAATGGACTCGAGTAAAAAGGCATTAATTATTGTTCCTACTACATCTCTGGTGACTCAGATGTTTAGTGACTTCAAAGATTATTCATCAAAATGTTCTTGGAACGCTGAAGATAACTGCCACACAATTTTTGCCGGTAGAGACAAGCAAACAGATAAGCGTGTTGTCATATCCACTTGGCAATCTTTGTATAAACTACCAGAGAGTTATTTCAATCAATACGGTTGTGTCATTGGTGATGAGTGTCACCTGTTCAAGTCAAAGTCTCTGACCACTCTGATGACAAAACTAAAAGACTGCCCCTACCGAGTAGGAACCACAGGAACACTAGATGGTACAATGACTCACAGACTGGTCATTGAGGGACTATTCGGGCCGGTGTTCAATGTTACCTCGACTAAGAATCTGATGGATAAGGATCTACTTTCGGCACTAAAAATCGAGAGCATTCTTTTAAAATATCCAAGTGAAATCAGAAACGATATGAAACGTATCAAGTACCAAGATGAGATCGATTGGATTGTTCGGAATGAAAAAAGAAATGATTTTATTAAAAACATGGCGTTATCCCTTAAAGGAAACACCCTAGTGCTGTTTCAGTTCGTGGAGAAACATGGAAAACACCTACATAGTATAGTAGAAGATGCAGCGGAAAAGGGTAGGTCAGTATTTTTTGTTTACGGAGGCACCGATGTAGAGATGCGTGAGCAGGTACGTCAAATTACAGAGAAAGAGTCAAACGCAATCATAGTTGCCTCTTATGGAACTTTTTCTACTGGTATCTCGATACGTCGTCTACATAACATCATCTTCGCATCGCCATCTAAAAGTAGAATCCGAGTTCTACAAAGCATCGGCAGACAACTTAGAAAATCTAAAAACAAGACTATTGCCAAGTTGTATGACATTGGGGATGATCTATCATGGAAGTCATACAAGAACCACACTCTACGACATTTTGAAGAGAGAGTAAAAATTTACAAGTCTGAGAACTTTGATTATGATATCGTTTCAATCAACATATAACAGGAGAAGTCCTATGGCAAAAAGTAAGTATCGCATTCTAAGACTTCGAAGTGGTGAAGACATCATAGGTCAAATCACGGGAAAGAAGGCAGGTAAGTTGGTAGTCTTTCGACCCATGGCAATGAAAGTTCAGACTCTATTCAATGAAGCAACAAGCGAAAAGAAAGATGTAGTTTTGTTCCGAGATTGGTTGAAGTCCGCCACACAAAACACGGTGAACATCCCAGAGGATCATGTTGCAACATTCTTGACACCATCCGCCGATGTTGTTACAATGTATGAGAAGGAACTAGAAAAAGCAGATTGTAATCCTTCGACAATGAACGAGTCAAACTACCTTGCAAAACTTATGCAAGATATACAAGAGCAAAAGAAGCAACAAAAAATGATGCCCGATCCCAACAGTGTCATTGTTTCCCTTGCTATTCCACCGGCCATCTTCCTGCACCTAGTAGCAAACGGTATGCTAGGTCAGTTAGAGGAACTAGAAGATCTTGAGGAACCCACCGATGAAGAGTTGCGTGAAATTGAAAGAGAAGAAGAAAAAGAAAGTCGTGATCCCGACAACCCCGACTTCGGTAATCGGTTCGAAGATTGGCCTGACGAACCAGAAGACTATATTTAATTTATCCCTTTCTCTCGTTGACACTCGTATTGTAAAGGTAAGAGGAAACAAGTCAAGAAAAATAACATAAAAAACTTGATTATGTATTATTTGCGTGTATGATATGCACTAGGAGATCAAAAATGAGCAAGAAGAATGATACATCCAACCATTACATAGACAACAAAGAGTTTTATAATGCTATGGTTGAATGGAAAAAACTAGTGGTAGAGGCAGATAATAGTGGAGATCCCAAACCACCTGTTACAGATTACATAGGTGAGTGCTTTTTTAAGATCGCAACTCATCTATCGTATAGACCAAACTTCATAAATTATCCGTTTAGAGACGAGATGATTGGTGATGGTATTGAAAACTGCCTTATGTACTGCTCAAACTTTGATCCAGACAAGTCTAAGAATCCATTTTCATATTTTACACAAATCATCTATTATGCCTTTTTGAGAAGAATCCAGAAAGAAAAGAAACAGACTTATATCAAGTATAAGATGACAGAGATTCACGACCGAGATGGAACATTTAAAAATCTCCTACAAAACAATTCTCACTCTATGGAAGAGTGGGACAATAACAGCAACCCAGATGACTTACTGAAAAATCACTTCAACCTTACAGATACGGATATAGAGAAGTTCGAACCAAAGAAGAAAAGAAAAAAGAAATCATCGGGTGCAACCCTAGATCAGTTATTACAAGAGGACAGTGAATGAAATTTGCCATCATAAATGATACACACTTTGGTGCCAGAGCAGACAGTCAAATATTTTTAGATTACTTCCTTGAGTTTTTCGAAGATCAGTTTATCCCCTACTTAGAAGAGAATAACATCAATCGTGTTCTCCACCTTGGTGATTTCATGGATAGAAGGAAGTTTGTAAACTTCCAAACGCTAAACCAAGTTAGAGAACGCCTTCTGGAGGTTCTATATCAAAAGGGAATCACAGTTGATTGCCTTATTGGTAATCATGACACATACTTCAGAAACACCAATGAAATCAATTCTCTAAATGAATTGTTTGGCAACCGCTATACCAACTTTATCGTACACGAAGAACCAACGCATATTGACTATGATGGTTACTCAGTCGCCGTTGTTCCTTGGATCAACAAAAGTAACGTAGATAAAGTATCAAAGTTTCTAAGTGAATCTACTGCCAACATGGTAGGCGGACACTTCGAACTAAATGGTTATCAAGTCATGCCGGGAATGAAGTTCGATGGTGGAATGAGTGATGCCATGCTTAAGAAGTTTGAACTAGTTTTATCTGGTCATTTTCATTGCAAGCATTCACAGAACAATGTTACCTACACAGGCACACAATATCAGATCACCTTTGCAGATTTAAAACAGCGGAAGGGATTCCATGTTTTCGATACGGTCAGCAGAACTTTGGAGTTTGTGGAAAACCCAAAGAAGATGTTTTATTCACTAGAGTATGATGATAAAGATAGTGCCTCTACGGACGAACTTTTACATATGGATGTTGAAAAGTATAAGAACACGTTCATCAAGATCTTCGTGAAAAACAAGACTAAACCTTACACATTCGACAGACTACTAGACAAACTTTATGATGCCAGTGTTGCCAATGTAACCATAGTCGAAGAAGTCGATCATGGTAATGATCTAAATGAGGAAGATGTTCTTGACATGGCGCAAGATACTGTTACACTTATAGGTAATGAAATTGATGCTATGGAAGATATTCAGAATCCTGGCAAGTTAAAGCAAATCATCAGAGAACTCTACATGGAGGCACTAAGTCAATGACATCAGGCAGAAGTTATTACTATTGGGAGAAGAATCGTCCAGTCAACGTAGACCGGGACGGGACTCAAACTTGTTTTATTACGGGAGACAATATCTCCATGAATGAAAGTGCCTATTGGACTTCTGAATTTAATTCGTGGATCTCTGAACGCGGATATCAAATGATTATGAATGCTTATTCGACTGGTGAGATTAGTAAGAATTGGGAGACTATATACGGTGAGTGGTATGTAAAAGATGAAACAATCTCTGGCAGAGATTGGTCTCCGTGGGACAACGCAGGATTATACGATGATAACATTTAAGTGTGTGAGATTCAAAAACTTTGGATCTTTCGGAAACTACTTTACACAAATTGATTTAAACAGAAGCAAAAC